ACAGAAAGACCGGCGACAGTTTACCGATCAAGGCTATATCTACAACAACGGCAACACCTTTTCACAGTGGTACAAAGGGCGGGACAATGACATACCGAAAGAATACAAGGTTATGAGCTTCCCGGAGCCGGAACGCCCTACCCCGGATAAACTGGAAAAGGACGAAGCCGCGCCGGAACAGGAAGCCGCCCCGCAGGAGCCGCAGCCGGAAGCCCAGCCGCGCCCGGTGAACCCGATTATTCTTACCGCCGACAAACCCGCTGAAAAGCTGAAAGAAATCACAGACCGCTTGGAGCAGGGAATTACAGAATTATTTGACAGTGAACGCTACAAGGAATATCTGCAAGTCATGTCAAAATTCCACAATTACAGCTTCAACAATACGCTGCTGATCGCCATGCAGAAGCCCGACGCTTCCCTTATCGCCGGATTTAACGCATGGAAAAATAACTTTGGACGAAACGTAATGCGCGGGGAAAAAGGCATTTGCATATAACCCAAAATGGGGCATCCCTCGAATGACAATCTGCCTTACTTTCTTCTCGTTTTTCATCGTTTTATTCCCTTCTGCTATGAATTCTGCAAAGAACCACAAAAGTCATCAACACGCCGCTCTCATCCGAAAACAGATACCTATGATGCAATCACAACTCTCCAACTCATGTAATCATGGAATTGTCATGCAAGACGGCTACCGTTGCCCGGATATCCGATTCTATCTGTTTACTCTGTTCTGCAGGATAATGAACAGCAATGCGCCTGATAATCTGCTCTAGGGAATACCCCCCCCCACAATCTCATTCCAGATGAGTGTCCCAGTCGCATCTAGGGAAAGACCTTTTTGTGTCTCCGAATTTACAACAATTGTATTATCACCATCCTGCGTCCAGGACACATATTTATTTGCTCTCATTGCTTTTTCTCCTATTTTCTTTATTATATGCTTAGGTATACTTTTTAAGACTCGTTTCGGGCACGGGACGCATATCAACCTAATTCATAGCAGCTAATCTCGCCGAAAAAAGGTGGTTCAGATTAAACATTGTCCACAATGCGCAATGGCTTTGCGAAAGTCACAGTACTCGTCAGAAGGGACGTTATGCATACCACTTTCATTGATATTGTTGACCATGCAAATTTGGCAATAACTCGCATTATCGCAATGTTGACATTGTTCGAAATCACAAGCCTGAATAGCCCTTATCATCTTAAATAGATGTAACGTATTCCAAATATTTTCTAGATAGCGTCTACACAAGGCAAAGAAATTGTGGTAGAATGGAACTATCATAAAAGACGGGAGAGCAAAAAATGGAGGCGTCCTATCACAGACATGACATAAGCGATGAAGTGTGGACATTGCTGGAACCCCATCTGCCGGGACAGCGCGGCCAGTGGGGAGGAATCGCCCAGGATAACCGCCGTTTTATCAATGCGGTGTTTTGGGTATTGCGAACCGGGGCACCCTGGCGAGATTTGCCCCCTGATTACGGGAAATGGGGCAGTGTTCATCAGCGGTTCATCCGTTGGCGCAGAAAAGGTGTTTGGGAAAAACTTCTGGAAATTCTGATTGACGAACCGGATTATGAATGGCTGATGATCGACGCCAGCCATATCAAAGTGCATCCCCAGGCGGCGGGAGCGAAGGGAGGCAATCAGGATATGTCCAGGACAAAAGGGGGCTCAACACCAAAATACATCTGGCCGTGGATGCGAATGGTATGCCAGTCCGAGTGCTTATTACAGAAGGTACCCGAGCGGATTGCAAAGAAGCTGTCCACCTGATTGAAGGCATTTCCGCAGAAACTCTGCTGGCAGACCGGGGCTATGACACAAATGATATCCTGGCCTATGCGGTTTCAGCTGGGATGGAACCTGTGATTCCGCCCAAGAGGAATCGCAAAGAACAGCGTGACTATGATAAATATCTCTATAAGCTGCGTCATTTGGTAGAAAACTGCTTCCTTTCCCTGAAACGTTGGAGAGGTATTGCTACTCGTTATGCTAAGACCTCTGATGCCTTTATCGCTGCGGTACACGTCCGTTGTATCGCTATTTGGGCTGCTATTCGTGCTTAACTCATGTAGACACCATCTAACCCTCCAAGCACCGGCACAGATTGACTTTTGTGACATATCCCCCGCCGTCCACCGTGTGCACAGCCTGGGAAATCATGTATTTTCCGTCAAACACGCCCCAGCCCTCCAGCTGAACCGTGTTCCCGGCCAGCAGCACCGGCTCGCCGGGGAAGGTAAAGCTGGCGGTCTTGCTGAATTTGTTGTGCATCCGCAGGCGGTTCGCGGCCAGAGCCTGGGCCTCGCCCTGGCTGCTGACCCGGGCCGTGACCTCCAGCTGCTGGTTGTTTTTGGCCTCTGAATCGTAGTCCTCCGAGTAGGCCACGCCCTCAATACAGCGGCCAGTGGAGGGCTCTGTGTACCGCACCCGGCAGGAGGCGTATTTTGTCCCCGCCGTGCCCGCTGACAGCCGGGCCGACAGATACCCCTTTTCAGCCCCGGAAGCTCCTCCGAGTCCTCAAAGGCCTTGAAGTTAATGTCGGCCAGCGGCCTGTATTTATCCATTTTTCTCCCTCCTTAATCGCTCAGCGCCGCGGTCACATAGTCCAGGTCATACTCCAGGGTGAAGACGATTTTCTGGGCCGGGAACTCTGTGGCGATGTAGATATGGAACTTGATGATGCCCTCCAGCAGGTCGGTGAGGGGATTCTCCTGGGCCTCATAGCTTACCCGGCCCCCGTAGATATAGCCCGAACCCTGCAAAGCATTAAGCCACTGGTTTACCCCGTCCACAATGTCGTCCGCCAGGCGGCGCTTCATGGGCTGGTCCAGCCTGGCCCAGAAGTTTTTCACCAGGGTGTTGCCCACCCAGGTGAACATCCGGGCGCTGGGGATAAAGCTGTCCTTAGGGTCCGTGTTCCGGGGATAGCAGGCCATGTAATTGCCCTTTGCCTGCCAGCCGTTCTGGCCGAAATACAGGGCCGTGACAATGCCCTGATACCCGGCAATGCGGTTGACCTGGTCAAAGGTCAGGCTGATTTCTGTGCCGTCAGCCAGGCAGCAGCCATCTATTATCAGGCTGTTGCCCGCCGGGGAGGCGTAGGGGACGCCGCCGTTCTCCCCATCCACCTGGGCCATCAGCGCGGCCAGATGGGTGGAAAGGTGGAACTTCCTCCCGCCATTGGTTCCCATGGGCCAGCAGGCAATCTGCTCCTTGAGGGTAAGCCCCTGCTTCTCCTTGTATTCCAGCAAATCCCCGGGCTCCGTGACGCCCGCTTCCGTGCTGTCGATATCCACCAGCGCTTTCGCGCCCAGCAGGGTGCTCACGCTTCCGGCCTTGACCGCCAGCAGGGCCGCGATGGCGGGCTTCTGGGACCAGCCTGGGGCCAGAAGCAAATCCGGGGTCAGGCCCGTGCGGTTCATGCAGGCGTCCACCTGGGCGACGCCCGCCGCCACGTCCCCTTCCGTCACCGCAGCCGGGTCAACAGCCCCCGCCTCCACGGTCAGGGCTGTGGCGCTGTAGGCTGTGCCCTCCTCCAGAAGCTCCACAATACAGGCACCGGCGCTCTCGTCATAAAAGGCGCTGTAGTCCTCCCCCTCTGTAAGGGTGGGGGCCTCCGCGCCGGTTTTTACCGTCAGCCCCGGGAGAAGGGTCTCATAGGGCAGCAGGGCCCGGTGGTTTTCCACCGGGTACTCTTTGGCGGCAGCTGCTGTTTTGGCTTTCCCCGAATCCAGCACATTGCAGAAAATCACCGGCTGGCAGCCGTACAGCTTAAAGTAAACGTACATTACCTCGCACAGGCTGTACTTCTCCCAGTCCTCCGAGTACCCCAGCTTCTCCACCGCGTCCTCCCAGCCTGTGCACAGCACCGGCACCCCTGGGGCCGCGGGCTTCTTGGCAGTATGCACAGGCGCGGTGCCCACCGCGTAGGCAATGCCGCTCTCCGCGGCCCCCATGGCTTTCCCCCGGGTGGATTTTTCGTTGACATATACACCCAAATCAGGCATTCATTCCAGCTCCTTTCCTACGGTCTTTTGCCAGCTCGCGGGCCAGCTCCTTTACCTGTACGCTGGCGGCGTGCAGGGCGCTGCCTGGCTCTTTGAGCTTCCCCACGGCAGCGGCCAGGCGCTCTCCGGGCACCAGCAGGGTCTTGACCGGGGGCAGCTGCTCTATGGCCGCTCCGGCGGCCTTCAGGGCCGCCTCCCGGCTGCCGGGGAACACGGCCCCGTGGTCTATCACCCCGCCCACGCTGGGGCCGATGTAGCACCAGAACCCCGAAGCACTTTTCGGGGTGTTACCAGTTGAAACCGTTTTCTTCATATGTAACCTCTCTTTCGATTGGCGGGAGCTTCCAGGTGGAAATCATCTCGCCCGCATAAAAGGGATAGATATCTTCCGGGTAGATAAGATACTCCACTCCCGCGTGGATGTCCAAAATGAACTGCTTTCCCAAAGTCTGGCGGCGTAAAATTCCAATGCGCAGGCGCTCGATACACTCCAAAAGGGCCAGCTGGCCCTCCCGTCTGTTCTGGTGATACACCGCGAAAATAGAGCGCACCTCTGCCCGGCTCTCCGGAGCTTCCCTGGGGGGCTGGATGTCCCTGCCCGTGATAACCTGGTGGAGCACATAAGGGGCCTCTTCCTTTGCGGCGGAGACGTCGCTGAGGCCCATAATATGTACCCCCGGGGCCCGGAGTGGGGGAGGGGACAGCTCGATCTTCCGGGGCCTGACAGGCAGGCGCAGCGCCGACAGCTCCTGTTCCGTAAATAGCTTGAGCTCTTCCAACAGCTGCAGCTTTGTCATAGCTAGCCTCCTAAACCGTTCAATACCCGCAGGATTTCGTGGTCTATGCGCTTCTCCACTGTCTCGGACATCTTCTCCTCAATGGCGTCCAGCACATCCTCGTTGGAATACATCATCTGAGGCGTAGCCGGGCCGTATAACTGGCGAATTGGATAACGGCTTATACCCAGCCGCTCATAGATGCCATGATGCCCGCTTACCGTCTGGTGAAAAGCGTGGCGCAGCGTCTCGGGAGCGCTGTTCCGTTTTACATGGGCCACAGGCCGTCCCTCGCCATCAATACTCATTTGGAAGTGCATCAGCGGGATAGGATACCCGGCAAATCCGAACACTACCTCCACACTGCCGTCGCCGCCGCGTACAAAATGGTTAATGTTCTGAGTGCGATGCAGAAAGTCGCTGGGGCTGATTGTGTACTCCTGGGTCACGGCCCGCTTGGCCTCTGTTTTTCCCGCGCTGGCGGCCCGGGCCAGGGCACTGCCGATTGCCCTTTCCACACCGCCGGGGATGCCATTCAGCAAGGCTTCAGCCCGGCCGAAACTCTCCTCAGCGATTACGTCTACACTGCCGCTATAGATTTTGTGGCGCATATACTCTCTTGTGGCTTCGCTCATTGCCCCGTCACCTCCAATTCAATCCGCAGCATCCCCATCTCGCAGGAAGAGGAGAGGACCCGGTACCGCTCAAAGAAATCCGGGGCCTCGGGGCTGTTGATTTCCAGCCACGCCCCCTGCTCAGGCAGATTGCCGCCAATGTCCTTCTGGGCACAGAAAAGAACGGCCCGCACCAGGTAAAAGCCCTGGGCGTGGTCGTTCGTTTTTGGCTGCCGTTCATTTTCTCCTGTTTCCTGTAAGGATACCGGGATGTCCGTGTATTCCTCGCCGTCATAGCGGATGGCGCGGTTTTCCGCAAAAAAGCGGGTGTCCAAAAACACCCTGCCAATGTCCCGGGTTACCCTGTCCTTGAAGCTAATTCTACCGGGTCCTCCGGCGTCAGGTCCGGCAGAATGGCCTCCGGCTTCTGCCTGCCGGGCTTTTTGGGCTTGGGCGGATTTTCCGTTTCCGGCTGGGGAGGCTCCGCGGGCTCCCCCTCACTCTCCGGCTCAGGGGGGCCGGCAGCTTCTTGCACATACCGGGCCACGCCCCGCTCTACCAGCCGTTTCTCCTCCTCGGAGGAAAGTGTAAACGGGCCATCAGCGGGGCGAATCAGCCGCCCCTTGGCACCGTATGCGCCGCAAATCATCTCAATCATAGTGCGCCCTCCCTACGCAAACACGTTTTTTGCCGTGGTCCATGGAGATTTCCTGACAGGCACAAACAGAGGCTTGGCCGTCAGCTGGGTCTCCTTCACCGGGGGCCTGACGGTAAAGATGTGCAGGGGAACCCGGGTTCCGGCATGGGTGTAGATATTGCCGTCCTTCTCCATCTGGGTCACGCCGCCATACAGGCCCTTGCCGCAGGCGGGGGCCGTGACGATTGCGGTACCCCCCGGCACATAGGGCGTGTCAGTACCGTTCTCGTCCTCAAAGGTGCCGTCGCTCACCAAAATAGACAGGCTGTCCTGGCCAATACTGCCGGCCTTTCTCACAAGAGATTCGCTCATAGTCACCTTACCTCCTTCATTTTCTGGAACGCCGCCACATCCGCCTTTGCTGCGGCTGCAGCGGCCTGGGGGCTGTCCTCGTCCGGCTCATTTTCAACCGGAGCGGGCGCAGCGCCAACAGCCGCTGCCGCCTGGCTGTCAGCGGCCATAGCCGCCATAAAGGCCCTGCCCGCTCCCTGAGCGGCTTCCGCCGCCTGCACAGCCGCCTTGTAGGCCAGCTCTTGGGCGGTACAGGGGTTCTCCCCATACTTTGCAGCATGCACCAGCTCGGGGTCGTACAGCGGCGCGATGGCGTCGATGTCCCGAAGCCGCTGGCGCTCCTTCCCGGCCTCGTCCGCCGCCGGAGTGGGAGCGGGCCCCTGGACCTGCGGGGCGTTTTTCTCTTCTGCCATATGGTCTCCTCCTTCTTTCCGGCTCTTGGCCGGGGGTGTATTTTCAGCCGGGGCTTTCACCCCGGGTATGGCTGTGGGGATATGGTCCGGCGCGAACATACCGGCAGAAAGATGAAACTCCCTGCCCCGGACAAACAGGCTTGCATAGCTTTCTACCCATTCATTAAGATAGTTGGCGACGGTCTGCTTGCGCTGTGAAGCGTCGCGTTTGGTTGCAAAGCCACGTTTCGTATAGGTTTTCTTTGCCCCGTCCGGGGCTGTGTACTTTATATCAACATCATAGACAGTGCCGGGTCGTCCAGTCAGAACGCCGTTACTGTCACGTTTGTTTTTGACTTGTCTTGTTCTGATAGCCATAGCTTAACCCTCTTGTGCCGCCGGGGGCTTCGCTGCTATCTTTGCTCTCTGGTACCAGTCCCAAATGGCGGCGTCGGCTATCAAGCGTCGGTTTCCATTTTTGATATATTCAAGCTCTCCGTTATCCATCAGCTCACGCAGTTTGTTTTCCCCGATACCGCTAATCTTGCTCATCTGCTCAACGGTCTTTAACATGGGGAACATGGGTGTAACGGGGCTTACTGTTTCTCGTTTTGCCATATGAAAATACCCCCTTTCTTATAAATGGCAAAAGGTTTGTAGTTTCAAAAAGGCTTTAATCGGACGGTTATTAGCATAACCTCATGTGAATTTCACCCCGGCATGGTTCTCATGCAGCCCTACCCAT